AGTAGAAGGTAAAAATGGTATTAAGATGGTTAAAGACGATTTCCACTTAGCAACAGCAGCAGATATTGTAGCCGATCCTTCTGCACCTGATGCGTATGTACGCGGCATTATGGAAGGCAAAGAATGGGTTTGGGATAACGGCGTAATTAGAGAAGCGGATGTTGTAAAACAGAAAGAAGTCATTCAAGGTTCATCTAAGAAAAACTTAGAAGAAAATATGATTAAAGTTTTCCAAGATTTCATTTCCAAATTATAACTTGTATAAATAGATATAGTTAAATATCATAAAAAAGGAGACTGCTATGACAGTAGAAAACAAACAAGAAGATACTAAATCAGAAGAAATTAAGATGAATGTCCAAGAAGACATTGCAGCTATTTTCTCTGGCGAAGGCTTATCTGAAGAGTTCAAATCAAATGCAAAAGCTATCTTTGAAGCTGCTATTCTAGCAAAAGTTTCTGAAGAAAAAGCAAAGCTTGATGAAGAATATGAAACTAAACTAGAAGCAGAAGTTGATTCTATCAATGAAAGCATGATCACAAAGGTTGACGAATACTTAGAGTATGTCGTTAGCGAATGGATGGAAGAAAATAAACTCGCAGTTGAATCTGGTATCAAAGCAGAATTGGCTGAAGACTTTATGGTAGGATTGAAAAATCTATTCACAGAACACTATGTTGATATTCCAGAAGAAAAGTTAGATGTAATTGAAGAAATCACAGAAAAGCTTCAAGAACTTGAAATTGAGTTGGATAAAGTTGTTACTGAAAATGTAAAAATGACTTCCGAAATCAATGAGTACAGAAAAGAGAATATTGTTAATAAAATCTCTGAAGGTCTTACAGATGTACAATCAGCAAAATTGAAAAGTCTAGCTGAAGGTATTGAGTATGTTTCAGATGAAGACTATGAACAAAAACTTTCTTTAACTAAGAAGAAATATTTTGATAGTAAAATCGAAGAACAAGTTACAACAAAAAGTAATAGCTTGGACGGCGATGGCGCAGTAAACTTAGATGAATCTTTCGCACCAGCAATGAATCACTATGTTCAAAGTATATCAAAAATTGTGAAAAGATAACTTTTTATAAATAATAACAGACAGAGTTCCAATTAATACTCAAGGAGAAAATATATGTCAATCGAATCATTAGTAAAAAAATGGGGTCCAGTTCTAGATCATCCTGACCTAGCATCCATTAAAGACAGTCACAAAAGAGCAGTTGTTTCCCAATTGCTAGAAAACCAAGAAGCATCATGCCGTGAAAATTCTTCAGGCGGATATCGTTCACCAGGTTCTCTACTATCAGAAACATCACCAACAAACAACATGGGTGCATCGTCATCTACTGCTGGTGATGGTAACATCGACATTTACGATCCAGTTCTAATCAGCTTGGTTCGCCGTGCGATGCCTAACCTAATCGCATACGACATTTGCGGTGTTCAGCCAATGACAGGTCCAACAGGCTTGATCTTTGCTATGCGTTCAAGATACGCAGCGCAAGACGGCACAGAAGCTTTGTTCAACGAAGCTAACACAGGTTTTGGTGGTGTTTATGGCGTACAATCAGGTTCTACACCTGCACTAGCTAACGCAACAAACTACACAGTACAAACAGGTATGACTACAGCTACTGCTGAAGACTTGGGTGCTGGTACAACAATGCGTGAAATGGCTTTCTCTATCGAGAAAGTTTCCGTTACAGCAAAAAGCCGTGCGCTAAAAGCTGAATACACAATGGAATTGGCACAAGACTTGAAGGCGGTTCATGGTTTGGACGCTGAACAAGAATTGGCTAACATTCTTTCTACAGAAATCTTAGCTGAAATTAACCGTGAAGTTGTTCGTCAGATCAACATTACTGCTACTATCGGTGCACAAGAAAACGTAACTACTGCTGGTACATTCGACTTAGACGTTGATGCTAACGGTCGTTGGTCAGTTGAAAAATTCAAGGGTCTAATGTTCCAATTAGAACGTGAATCTAACGCAATTGCTAAAGCAACTCGCCGTGGTAAAGGTAACATCCTAATTTGCTCTTCAGACGTAGCTTCTGCATTGCAAATGGCTGGTGTTCTTGACTACGCACCTGCATTGTCTAATGCACTACAAGTTGACGATACAGGCAATACATTCGCTGGTGTTCTAAACGGACGTATCAAAGTTTACATCGATCCATATTTCGCTGCAACTTCTGGTACACACTACGCAACAATGGGTTACAAAGGTACTTCAGCATTTGACGCTGGTCTATTCTATTGCCCATACGTTCCTCTACAAATGGTTCGTGCAGTTGGACAAGATTCTTTCCAACCAAAGATTGCGTTCAAAACACGTTATGGTATGGTAGCTAACCCATTCGCAACATCTGCGGCTGATGGTACTCTATCGTTCTCTAACAAGAACATCTACTACCGTAGATTCGCAATTACTAACTTGATGTAATATCAAAAGTTATTGATTGAGCCGAGACACATCGGACACTTAAAAGGGGACTTAAAGGTCCCCTTTTTTTGGTTTATAAATAGACAACAATAACTTATGGAGTATCATCATGGCAGAAACAATTATCAGTCCAGTAAACAAGAGTTTTCTATCTAACAACAAGTATCAGTTCATTCTGACTAGAATGCCAAACATTGAATTTTTCATTCAATCTATTACTCTGCCTGCAATGACATTGCTTTCGACAGATACACAAACTCCATTCACTAGACTTTCATTGCCAGCTAATCAATTGGTATTTGATCCATTGGATGTAACTATTGCACTTGATGAAGATATGAATACATGGTTTGAAGTTTATGATTGGATATATCAGCTAGGCAATCCTACAGGATACGATAAACTCGGTAATCTTACACGTACTGCTGGACAAAATAATAGCATTACCTCTGACGCTACGTTAACTATCAAAACTAATTCAAACAATCCGAATGTACGCATCACATTCAAAGACTTGTATCCATCATCTATATCTAACATCCAGTTTACATCTACTGAAGGTCAAGAATTCCTCACAGCAAACATAAACTTCAATTACACTACATATTATGCAGAAAAACTTGCATAAAATTTGACATTAATCTAGTATTATGATATAATGAAGAAATTTTATGAGGACAATATATTATGACACTAGACGAAATTGCAGCAGAGTGGGCAAAAGATTCCAAAATTGATAAAACAGAATTAGGTGTCGAGTCAATTAGAATTCCAGAACTCCACAGCAAGTATCTGAAAATATTTTTTGATGAACGAAGAAGACTTAAAGGATACCAATTTCAATCTAGAGAAACATATTTAAAAAAATATGAATACTACAATGGAAAAATGTCAGAAGAAGAGATGAAAGACCTTGGATGGGAACCTTTCATGAAGCGGCTGATGAAGGGTGAAGTAGATTACTACCTTGACGCAGACAGAGATATGATTCAAGAGAAAGCTAAGATTGTCAATCAGGAAGAAAAGATTGATATGGTAGCAGAGATAATTAAGAATCTGAATCAAAGAAACTTTCAGATCAAAAATGCAATAGACTACCTCAAATTTACTAATGGTGTTCAATAATTATAATGAGTGATCAAATTTTCGTAAAGAAGAAGAATGATGCATATGCGCTATGCATTGCAGAACCTTCTATCGAACGAGAGATGCATGAGTATTTCACGTTCTATGTTCCAGGATACAAATTCATGCCGGCGTTTAGAAACAAACTCTGGGATGGCAAGCTCCGTCTGTACAATATGCAGACAAAAGAAATTTATTATGGATTGATTCCATACATAGCAGCATTTGCAAAAGAACGTGACTATTCATTTATCGTAGATGATTCTATTGAACCCGCTGATGAATTCCCTGCATCCGATGCATTAGAGTTTATCGACACACTAGCAGTTCCATTCGAAGTACGTGACTATCAAATCAAAGCATTCATTTACGCTATAAGAAATCGTAGAGCATTGTTGCTATCTCCTACTGCATCAGGCAAGTCGTTAATCATCTATTTGATCACTAGATACTTAAACAAAAAAACACTTATTATTGTACCCACAATCTCATTGGTAGCACAGTTATACAAAGACTTCAAAGATTATGGCTTCGATAGTGATTCTAATGTTCACCAAATCATGGGTGGAGCAAGTAAAGAAACTAATAAGCAAATTGTTATCTCAACATGGCAGTCAATCTATAAAATGCCACAGGAATGGTTTGAAGAGTATGATCTAGTCATAGGTGATGAAGCACATCTATTTAAAGCAAAGTCGCTAGTTTCTATTCTGACAAATCTGCCAGACTGTAAGTATAGATTTGGGCTGACAGGTACACTTGATGGCGCACAGACACATAAGCTAGTGCTAGAGGGTTTGTTTGGTAGCGTGAAGAAAGTTACTAGCACAAAAGAACTTATTGATGATGGTAGACTTGCAAAATTTAAAATCAAAGCATTGGTGCTTAAATACACTGAGCAATCATCTAAGGCTTGTAAAGGTTTCACGTACCAAGAAGAGCTTGATTACATTGTCACTAAGCATTCTAGAAATCAATTCATTAAAAACTTGACAGTAAGTTTAAACGGTAATACTCTTTTGCTTTATCAATTCGTTGACAAACATGGAAAAATACTGTATAATATGATTAAAGATGCTATAGCTGAAGATCGCCCAATATTTTTTGTTCATGGCGATGTTGACGTAGATGAACGTGAAGAAGTCAGAAGAATTACTGAGAATGAATCGAATGCAATTATCGTTGCGTCATATGGTACATTCTCTACTGGTATCAACATTAGAAATCTACACAATATTATCTTTTCTTCACCAAGTAAAAGTAAGATTCGTACTCTTCAATCGATTGGGCGTGGCTTGCGTCTTGGTGATAACAAAGAAGAAGCTATACTGTTTGATATCTCCGATGATATGACATACAAGAGTAGTAAGAATTATACATTGGACCACTTTATGGAAAGAATGAAGATATATAATGACGAGAAATTTGATTATAAAATTTACACAATCAATTTAAAGGACTGATACATGCACCAAGAACAACAAGACCAGTTATCTCTCGATATGTGTAAAGTATTGAAGTTGACAAATGGCGAAACTATCATAGGAGTTGTTTCTAAAGAAACGTTTTCCTATGTAGAAGTAACTATGCCATATAAATTAACTACTGTTAGTTTGGGTAATGGAAGATCACATTTAGTAGCTCAAGAATGGGACACTTCAATCAATGTAGATATTCCTGTGAGAGTATTTAAAACTGCGATTGTTGCAGTAGGAGAACCAAATGAAATAATTATGAAAAGCTTTGCTAATTTAACTGATGATACTCCGATTGAAGATTCCAGTGAAGAGTCTAAGAAAGAATTCTATGAAGCAATGCTTAAGAACTTTAACTCAGATAAGATACAATAAGACTTAATCAAAACTGACACCGTAGTATAACACTACCAACCACCACTTGTCAATAGACAAAGAAAGAAATACCATGGCTAGTACACATTATGTAAACAATGCAGACTTCTTGCAGGAAATGATCATCTACAAGAAGATGGTAAAAGATGCAGAAGCGGAAAACAAAGAACGCCCGAGGGTTCCAGAGTATATTGGCACCTGCATGTTTAAGATTGCAACACACTTAGCACGTAAGCCAAACTTTGCCAATTACACATTCAAAGAGGACATGATATCTGATGGTATTGAAAACTGCCTGTTGTACATTGACAATTTTGATCCTGAGAAGTATAGTAATCCATTTGCATACTTTACTCAGATAATTTACTATGCGTTTCTTAGAAGAATCCAAAAAGAAAAGAAGCACATGTACATTAGATACAAGAGTATGCAGAACGAAATCATTAATGTATTAGTAGACAATGCGGGTGAAGAATTCGTATCGTCACATATGAACGGAATGATTAATGATGCATACAGCGATAATTTTATTAAGGAATTTATCGAAGCATTTGAGACAAACAAAAAGAACAAGACTCCTGCACCAAAAAAGAAAGCTGTGAAGGGAGTTATTAAATTTATGGAGAATGAAGAAAATGAGCAACAACCACACACCATTGCCAGTGCAGCTTGAGTATTGGATTAAAATCGTAGAGAACAAAAGAAGTCCGATGGATCTAAAAGCAAATGCAGTCTTGCATTTACGGTCGATTCGTGATACAATAAACAATGTCCTTGACGCACCCACTCCTAACCGCTGGAATACTCCCTATAAAAAATGAAAATCTGTTTACTTGGCGATACGCACTTTGGAATCAGAAACGATTCCAAAGTCTTTCATGAATACTATGAGAAATTTTATGATGAAATTTTCTTTCCATACCTAAAGCAGAATGGCATTGATACCGTCATTCAGCTTGGAGATTTATTCGACAGACGGAAGTACATCAACTTCCTGTCGCTGACTGAGAGCAGACGTTACTTTTTTGATAAGCTTCGGAATGAAGGCATTCATCTTCATGCATTGATCGGCAACCATGATATCTTCTACAAGCATACGTTAGAAGTGAATTCGCCTGAGCTATTGCTTAAGGGCTACGACAACATCACGCTATGGAATAAAGAAGGCACATTGACACTTGATGGTCTTGCTATCGATATGATTCCGTGGATGTGCAATGACAATGAAAAGCAGATCATGGACTTTATCAATAGCAGCGTGTCGCCTATCTGTCTTGGTCACTTTGAACTATTAGGCTTTGAAATGTCTAAGGGCGTAGAAAGTCATGAGGGCGTGAACTCTACATTCCTATCACGCTATGATCACGTATACAGTGGACACTATCATACAAAGTCTACAAGCAAAAACGTTAGTTATCTTGGCACACCTTACGAACTATTCTGGAGTGACTACAAAGACACAAAGGGATTCTATGTGCTGGACACTAAAGACAATTCGGTAGAGTTTGTAGAGAATCCATTACGCATGTTCTACAAGATCAATTACAATGACGCAGACGGACAAGAACTCAATATCGATTACTCAGAGTATGTTAATACATATGTCAAGGTAGTTGTTATAAACAAGCAGAACCCATTCAAGTTTGACACTATGATGGATGAACTATATAAAGCATTACCAACTGACATTACTATTGTAGAAGACTTCACAGAGGCTTCATTGAATGGTGATGATGACGAAATTAATCAAGCAGAGGATACGGTCACTATCCTATCAAACTTTATTGACCAACAGAACTTGACTAATGTTGATGGAACTAAATTGAAGACACTAATGCGAGAACTCTATGTTGAAGCATTGTCTTCGGAGACAATTGAATAATGATTATATTTAATAAATTACGTTGGAAAAACTTCATAAGCACAGGCAATGTATTCACAGAGATTAAACTAGATGATGAAGCCTCTACGCTAGTCGTTGGTGGCAATGGTTCTGGCAAGTCTACCTTTCTAGATGCAATTTGTTTTGCGTTGTTTGGTAAGCCATTCCGCAACATCAACAAAGCACAGCTTATCAACACCATCAACCAAAAAGATGCAATCGTTGAAGTTGAGTTTACTACTAGCGGCAAAGCGTATAAGATCATTCGTGGCATCAAGCCAAACATCTTTGAAATTTATTGTGACGGCAAGCTAATCACACAAAGCGCAGCAGTAAAAGACTATCAAGAACACTTAGAGAAATTCATTCTCAAATTGAACTACAAGTCGTTTACTCAGATTGTGATTTTGGGTAGTGCATCATTTACTCCATTCATGCAGTTAGCAGCAGCCGAACGTAGATCAATCATTGAAGACTTGTTGGACATTCAGATTTTCTCACGTATGAATTCCGTATTGAAAGATAAAGTTGCGACACTAAAAGATGACTTGAATACTGGCAAGTATAGCATGGACTTGATCAAAGAAAAGATCACTATGCAGACAAAGTACATCAACAACATCAAGCAAGACAAGCAGAATCAAATTGATGTTTATAATGAAAACATTAGCGTAGAAGTTGAGAACATAAAAACATATGCAGTAGCCGCTACCGCAGTAGCATTGGAAATTAGCGCACTTGAAGAATCTATTGAAGATAAAGAAGCTAATGCCAAGATGATCACAAAGTATAGTGGATTAAAAGACAATCTAAACAAAACGGCACTGAAGGTAGATAAAGATATAAAATTCTATACCGAAAACAATGACTGCCCTACATGCAAACAGACATTGACAGAAACGTTCAAGTCTGATATGATAGATGAACGCAAAGTAAAACTTGCGCAAGTCGTTGAAGGAATGAAAACGTTGTCTGTAAAGAATTCAGAAGTTAATGCGAGACAGGAAGAGATTATTCAGGTGCTAAAAGACATTGCTGGAAAAGAGAAGTCGTTTAATGGAATTCAAAGCCAGATCATTGCTAGTCAAAGATACATCGAAAAGACAAGACAAGAGATTGCAACACTATCAGCAGAGACTGGTAACATTGAAGTGGAACAATCTAAGTTGACTGCACTAGAAAAATCTTGCCAAGACCATGAAGTCACAATCCGTGACCTCACTGAGAAGCGTTCCTACTTTGACGTTGCAGCTACCCTATTGAAAGACAGTGGTATTAAGACTAAAATCATTAGACAGTATATTCCAGTTATCAATAAGCTAGTCAATAAGTACCTTGCGACAATGGACTTTTTTGTGAATTTCAATTTGGATGAATCATTCAAAGAAACAATCAAGTCGCGCCATCGTGATGAATTTTCTTATGCATCATTCTCTGAAGGTGAAAAGCAACGGATCGATATGGCACTTATGCTTACATGGCGCGCAGTTGCAAAGATGAAGAACTCAGCAAACACGAACATCCTGATTCTGGATGAAGTGTTTGATTCTTCACTAGATACTAATGGTACAGAAGACTTGATGAAAATCTTGGGTATGTTGGACGATACTAACCTGTTCGTGATATCACACAAAGGCGATATCTTGCAAGACAAGTTTAGAAACGTAATTAAGTTTGAGAAAGTAAACAATTTTTCAAGGATGATAAAATGATTGATATTAATGAAGTAGGATTAAAGCTAGTTGAAGAGACTAGCGGTATATTAACGCAAGTTGGTGGTGATTTTGATTTCCAGAATCCTATGATGGATCCTAAAGAACTTGCACAGAAGTTGCATTTTCATATGGTCAAGAATGATGGTCTTGGTATTTCAGCGTGTCAGATTGGCATACCGCTAAGAGCATTTGCTATGCGTATTGAACAGAATACTCCATTCGTTCTATTCAATCCTAGAATCGTAAACGTATCTGAAAAAGAAATCTCTATGAAAGAAGGATGCTTAAGCTTTCCTCTTTTGTTCCTGAACGTAAAGCGTCCAGACGCAGTTAGACTTAGATATCAGACAGAGACTGGTGAGACTGTCACTAATCAATTCATTGGCATGACTGCGCGAATTGCGTTGCATGAAATGGACCACATGGATGGCAAAGTGTTTACCTCTAGAGCTTCACCGTTCGAGGCTCAAAGAGCATTGCGTAAACGTATGATTCTAAAAAGGAAAGTGAAATAAACTATGAGCACCGAGGAAGACAAATTCAAACACAGCAAGCGGCTCCTAAAAGACGAAAACGCAGTGAAGAAACAAGTTAGAATTGCAAAAGAGTTTGGTGTGCCAGTCAAAGAACCGCATAAGTTTGCTAAACACCACGCAATGAATTGTGGTAATCCAAAATGTGTTATGTGCATGAACCCACGCAAGTCGTTTGGTGAACTCACAATGCAAGAAAAGAAATTCAATCAACGTGAACGTATCGTAGAGACTTCAAATGATTAAAGAGAAATATCTTGGCGCATACATGAAGACTGCAAAAATATTTGCAGCACTAAGCAGCGCAAAGCGTAGGCATGTTGGTGCTATCATTGTCAAAGATGATAGAATTATTTCTATTGGGTACAATGGAATGCCTTCTGGATGGGACAACAATTGCGAATACTTGGAACACCAAAGGTTTGATGATCCAATCTTAGTCACTAGACCTGAAGTGCTCCATGCCGAATCAAATGCAATCGCAAAACTTGCTAAGTCTACCGAAAGTGGTGACGGAGCTTCTATGTTTATCACTTGCAGTCCATGCATAGAATGTGCTAAAATGATCTATCAAAGCGGGATCAAAGAGGTATTCTATGAAGAGGACTATAAGAGCGCCCAAGGTTTAGATTTCCTAAATAAATGTGGAATCAAAGTCGTAAAACTAAAGGAATGATATGACAGTAAAAGAAACAACAGCATACGAGAGTTGCATCGGAGAAAAAGTTGAGTTGCCTAAACCAACTTCACTAGTTGAATTTATGGAATTGAATGAAGAAGAAAAGCTTCAGCTAGAACAAGACACAGACAAAGAATGGCAGAAACATTGGATAGGTATGCCTGAGTATTCGCAGCAAGACAATCCTCCATACAAAAAACTTATCGTAAGCTTTAGAACCAAAGAAGACTATGAAGAATTCTCTAAGTTGATTAGCCAAGGTCTTAGCGAAAAGACTAAGAGTATTTGGCATCCAAAACTAGACAGAGATGCTAATGCACTCCGTCGTTGGATTCAGGAAGAAGCATGATGAACCCGAACTATCCTGTATATATTATATCAAAGGGTAGAGCCGATTCTATGTTTACTTCTCGCTCACTTGCGAGAATGAAAGTCCCTCATTACATTGCAATCGAACCTCAAGATGAAGAGCCGTATGAAAAATCATTAGATACTTTCGGTATTAGAGAGTATGTAACATTACTTGTCGCACCATTCAGCAATCACGGTGACGGACCAGGTCGTGCTA